TATACATATAACTAAACCAAAAATAAAAAGCAAATTCTATGACTTGAACGATAGTTTCTAATGTTAAAATTTGTGATAATACGATATCACGTGGACGTAATTTATAAATTAAACCTATAAACCCCAATATTGTTGTTATTACTTGTGCATAAAGTGAAAATGATAGACTTGTCTTTACTAATCCCATTATATTTTATATAAATATTATTTTTTAATCCCATAGCGTAGAAAGAATATACATTAAGTGTGCTCTATATTCTACTACCCATTTATTTGATAACTCCTTTTGTAAATCACTATCATTCATCAATAATTGTTCTACTAATGCAGTTGTAACACGATTACATAGAGCGATTACTCCTTCCAAACTATCATCTGCTATTTTATCTCTATAGTAATAAAATGGATTAGTCTTTTGAATTGTCAATTTAGAATAAGGATTAAAATCGCCTATTTTTGTAATATCTATACTATTATCAATATAACTATAACTATATGTTATATCATAATAAAATATAGGTTGTCTATCATATGTATGATTACTATTATTACTATAATGAAATTTTTTCACATTTATTTTTACTATACAAAATGTATCTTCTTGATTATCATGTATATCATAAAATGTATGCATTTTTTCATATTCATTATCGATTACTATTTTACTCATAAAAAATATATACTATATAAGTATATGTTTTTTATATTATATTAAATTTTTTCAATTTTATTTTATTGATTATACTTTTATACAACAAAATTCGCTACTTTTTTCTTAATTTTATTTTGTAATTCTGAGGGAATTTCATCAAAATCTATTAATATTGTATTTAATAATAGTCTCTCATTACAATCTTCTTCATCAACTTTTTTTGAAAAACTTTCTATATCATTATAATATCCTTCTGCCTCCTTAACACTACATCGTTTAAATACTGGCTGAATATTGTCACTTTTATCGCCTAATACGATTTTCATAAACAAATTTTTATCACCATCTCGATAACTATTTTTTTTCTCTACTAAATATTTACCCTGAAGATTTACTATATCACAATTACAATCCCATAATTGTAAATAGTCCATATCATTAGCTATTATGTGTATTCTATACTCTTCCTGATAATTATTTTTTATATAATTTGCTGTAACGGCAATAATGTCATCTGCCTCCATATAATTTTCATATAATATCATATCTGCACCAGTTTTCTCTAATAGTTTATCTCTATACACCATCTTGAAAAATTCACCCCCTTTAAAATTATCATCTTGTTCTCTCGTGGCTTTGTATTCTGTAAAATATTCATTTCGCCAAATATTTTTGCGAGAACAGTCTCTTGCAAATAATACTTTTACAGGTGGATTTTGTCTTCGCGTTTTATGAAGTTTTAAAGAACGCTTGATATTTTCAACAGATTCAACAATTTGCTTTATAAATTTATCACAAAACTCTTTATTCTCTGCTGGATTGCCAATATCCTCTTCTGGGTGTGATACGCGCCACCATTGTAAAAGGGCAAAATAACGATAAAATATTAGATAGCTTGTATCAATTAATATAAAGTTCATCATCTATATTAATTTATATAGTTATCATAAAAAATTTATTTAACATCAATTTTTATTTATATATTTATTTTATTTAATCTGGTATTTCTATTAATTTATTTATTTTAACAAATTCATTCATAAGTTCGTCTTGTATTTTATTAATTTTAGGCGATAAAGCCAATCCTATGCTATTTGTAATTTGTACACTCATGCACATATTATTAAATTCTTTTGTATATAATAATCCATATGATTTAAATATTTTACTTAAATTTGCAAAAAATCTTATATCAAAATTTTTATTAGAATAGTTTTTTATACAATCTATTACTTCATTAACAAACATTTCTTTACGTAAAACAGAAAAAGTATAATAATAGTCTTTATTTTCTAATAATGTTGGTAACACATCTACTATTTTATCAAATTCTTTTTTTGCCTGAATATTATAAAAAAATGTATAATATGCATTTTGATTTTCAGAAACACTATAATAGCATAAACCAAAATCTATAACACCTAATTGATATTTTGGTTTTTCATCACTATTAGTATCAATATTATCATTTAAATAAAAAAATACATTACCGGCGTGATAGTCTCCTTGTAGGCAACTATAATATAGTACACCTAAAAATGCAAATTTATTAAATAATTTAGCAAATTCATATTTTATATTTTCATCATAATCCTTTATATCATTATATCTTAATCCAGTTATATCAGTCATAACAATTACATTATTATATGTCTTTGTTATATCAGCATATACTTCTGGCAGTACAAATTCTTTATTATTTTTATATTTTTGATTGAAAAATTCAATATTATAACATTCTTTTATAAAATCTGTTTGATTTAAAATACATTCCTTACTATCGCTTATCATTTTAATATAATTAATATAATTTATATATGGGATCCATTCAAGATATTTAACCAATGATTCTAAATCACTGTATGCTTCATTGTACGTATTAACTATGTCCCGCTTCAACATTTTTATAACTATACGTCTATTATTATCACTCTTATGTATACCTTTAAAAACTATGCCTACTATACCAGCATTAACAGGCGTTTTATTTTCTACAGCAATATCAAATTCTTCTTGTAATTTATCTAAAACTTTATAGTCTATATCACTATTAACATATGGAACACTATCTATATATTTCATTAAATAATCTTTTTCTTCATCTCTAAGAATTCCTTGTTCTAAACATAAAGATTGAAATACTTTCACATATACAATATTAATCTTCTCTAATCGTTTTGTTATATTTTTTACTAATACTAGTCTATTATTTGATGGTAGACCAAATAGTGTTCTAGTAAAAAAATTATTAATATAAAAGTAGCTATATTGAGAGACAAACATCCAAAATAAGTATACAAATCTAAAAAACATTATTAATAATAATGATTAATTAATAATATTTATATTATTTATATTATTTATATTATTTTTCCTCGATTTTATCAACAAATTTTTTAACATTGTAAAATATTTTTTTCATCATTAATCCTATCATATTTTCCATATATTGAGGCAATTCTTCTTTCATCAATATTAAAAAATTATATTTCATTGCTATATTTATATCTTGAATTGTAATAAAAGAATTTGCAAATTTACATTCTAGAATACTATATTTTGTTAAATCTATAGTCTTAAAAAAATTTATATCTGTGTCCTCTTTATTAATACTTTTTGATCTAAATTCAATTTTTATATTATTAGGATCGCTTTTATCTATAATTCGCACTGTTTTTAATAATATGCATCGTTGCTGCATACCAAGTTCTTTTGCTATATTCTTAAATTTAAAAAATACATCTATTTCATCATCATTATATATTTTAATTATTTGTATATCTTCTATTAAATCTTGATTTAATCGTGTCATTAAGTCATATATTTTAAAACTTAAAAATTCATCTATATTTAACCGTTTTAGATCGGTCATACTATAAGTAAGCTGAAATTCTCGTGTTGTTTTATCTACTTCTAATAACATATTACCTTTATTGCATACCTGAACAAAATTCATAATTATATTTATAATAATAAATAGATATCTATTTATTATTATTTACGAAATAAATAATAAACAATAATTTATTTATTAATAATTTTTATTAATTTTTTTATTAATATATAACCTAATAAATAATCTATTATTTCATTACCAGTAAGATCATGATCTGTTCCTGGTATTTTTATAATTTTAAACTGTAAAAAATGCCCCCAATCTTTTTCACCCCTTAATGGTATTATTTTTTCAATTATAGATTTTTTTATTTTTAATGATAATATATTATTTCTTTTCCTCTGTAAACTATTTGTTTCATCTGTATAAAAAATATTATATCGCGATCTATATTTATTATATTTTATAAAATTTTGTGTAATAAAATCTACATGATTTGTTACTCGTTCTTTCATAAATTTTATTAGTCCTTTTCTACTAAAAATATATGCTGCGGTACTTCCACAAAAAAAATGCGTATGATATGTACTATGTGTAGGAAATAAGGCATCACTGTGTAGTTGTATTAAATCCCATTCTGAATCTATTAATGAAATATTGTTTATTGTATCATATAAAATATCATGAAATGCGGTTTTAGTACTATATTTATCTATTGGATAGCAGTCGTCTTCCATCATCAAGAAATATTTTATATTATCTTTATCTGATAATATTTCTTCATTATATAATTTTTCAGCAAGCATTATATGAGACATACTACACCCGATTGTACTTTTAGGTGTAAAATATCGTGAAAAAAAAGTTAATTTATTACTATGCGTTTTATGTTCATCTTCAATAGCATTAATTGCGGAAAATCTCTCAGGAGATAATCCTATATTTTCTAAATATGGTTTTTGTTTATTAAAATTCTCAATATATTTATCTAGATTAATAACACAAGTTCTAATCTCCTTAAACATATATAATTTATTAATAATAGATTATATATTTATATCTTAATATCTTTTTATTTTTTTTAATGTAGATCGATTATTATTGTCTTTTAAAAATCTAGGTCGTTTTTTACAAGAAAATTTTCCAACGCTTAAATTTTTTCTATTTAATACACTATTTTTACATATACCAATTGATCTTGATTCATTTTTATCTGATGATTTTTTGACCTTTTTAATACATCTGCACAATTTAACAGCAAGAATATCTTCTGCTTTACGTTTTATTATATTTAAATTATTTGTATTATAATTAATTCTATAAAAATTTAAAATTTTTATATAATCATCTTTTGATAATTTCATAATTATAATATATACATAAAATTTTTAAAATATATCCTAAATAAAATATATATATTTATTAATATGAAGAAAGAAAAAGAAAATTATATTGTAGTTTTTGATATGGATGAAACGCTTGGTTATTTTTCTCAACTACATATTTTTTGGAGTATTTTAAAAGATTATTTCGACATTTATAAATATCAATATACAAATAATGATTTTTTTAACTTAATTGATATATTTAATCTTTTTTTACGACCAGAGATAATTACTATTTTAAACTACTTAATAAAACAAAAAAATAATAAAAGTTGCGATAAAGTTATGATATATACTAATAATCAAGGACCTAAATCATGGGCCGAATCTATCCGAGATTATTTTCATTATAAACTTAATTTTAAAATCTTCGATCAAATAATTGGTGCATTTAAAGTAAATGGAAAACAAATCGAAATATGTCGAACTACATATTATAAAACCATAAATGATCTTATTAATTGTACAAAATTACCAAAAGATACAAAAATATTATTTGTAGATGATCAACATCATCCTGAAATGGAAGGAGAGAATGTGGTATATTTACATATTAAACCATATGTTTATAAGTATAATTTTATAGATATGATACATAATTATTTTAATGTTAATTATAAATTAATTGAAAATATATCAGGTAGTGAAAAATATTATAAATTTTTTAAAGATCATATAAAAAATTATAGTGATATAGTTAATAATAAATCAGAACTAGAAGAAGAAATTGATAAAATATTAAGTAAAAAAATAATTCAACATCTCTCTGAATTTTTTAAAACGAAACGTACTGATAGAACTAGAAAACGTCGCAGATATGCATTAAATTATTCTATAAAAAAAAAATCTAAATAACCCTAAAATTATTTGCTATATTATTAAAAGGAGTATCCTTTACTATTTTAAAAATAT